TGCAACATAAAAAATGGAATAGGGGTTGACAGTCACCTCCCATTCGGTGCGAGTGCTAAGTTTGTCGTTTCCAAAACGCTGTAGATGCCAGAACTATCACTTCCCCATTGTATTCTCATACTCTGGTGATAGGGAGGTAAAGCAATGACTGTTGTAATTAATTAGTTGTAAATCTACAGAACACTTAGACATTATTTTGTTTGTTTATAATGGGTCACACTTTAAAATATATATATAACTTTAACTTCGTAGAAAGGAAGATTGATGGAAATTATTGAAACACTCTATTACACGTATCATATACTTGATAGTGAAGATGATTCTGTGATGGAAATAATCACTGGTCCTAATTTAGAAAACTTACAAAGATTAGTTGCAGATACACCAAAAGGTTATCGTGCCGTTTATGTAGGTCGCCAATACCATGCTATCTGGTGGAAACAAACAGATCCGTTAGCACGTGATTTTTTACTTGAATTACGTGATGCACCACGTATAAGAAAGGAAGATTGATGTCAGATACTAAACGTAAAACATGGGCTTATGTCTATGGCGATGAGTGTGATTTTTTATGGGAGCATTTTGGTATGCCGGACAGGGATCCACTAGACCGTATAAAAATAAAACTTATTGGTTATCAAACGAGTGAGGAAGTTGAAGAGGAGCTCGGAGTTAGGCGACCGAGGCTTAACAGATGTTAGCTGAAGCTGTTACATGTCTTGCCATGAATATTTATTTTGAGGCAAGGAACCAATCTACTATCGGGCAGATTGCTGTTGCACAAGTAACAATGAACAGGGTGCGTGATGAACGCTTCCCCGACACTGTGTGTGATGTAGTTAAACAAGGTCCAACATATACATGGAAACCTGATTACCCAATCAAGAACCAATGTCAGTTCAGTTGGTGGTGTGATGGTAAAGCGGATAAGCCAACAGATACAATGGCTTATGAGAAAGCTCGTCTTATTGCCTTAGGAGTTTACCGAGGTGACTTAGATGATTTTGTAGATGGTGCAACGCACTATCATGCGACGTATGTTCTACCAGAGTGGTCAGAGAGCAAACAATATGTCGTACGGATTGATGACCACATTTTCTACAGATGGGAGCACTAACATGGGTAGAGTAAAAGCATGGGCGATGGAACAACAAGAAGACATCCAAGCTCAATTTATTGAGGGCAAAATAAATTCTAAAGATTGTACTATCTTATTAGAATCAACAGGTATGGATATTGAGGAGATAGAAATTTTTATAGATGAGAACATGGCAGAGAATGCCAAAGCGATGGCATATAATGTGCTCGCGCGACAGTAAACTGCTAGTTTGGTGTACATCTTACCTTATAATATATGGGTAGCCAATGGTGGTTACAATCAATCAAAGGAGGTAGCTATGTCTACATTTTTACAACAAGCCCAATCTCTCGCTGAGGGTAAGTTTATCAGCGATCCAGTACTTCATGAAAATGTTCTAACAGTGGATATCAGTGATGACCAATTTATTGCCATCACCACAGTTTATATCCCTCTGGAAAAAGGTCAAGCCACACATTATTTGTTGACTAACGTGCTGTTTGATGGGTATGGGGTTGAAACATGCCGTAAGGTAATTTACGGTCAAGATGAGGCTACCCAACAAACTATCTTAGATTACATCGTAAAATTACAAGCTGACCGTTGGGCGGCTTAATCAAGGGAGATTATCATGAAAGAAAATACATATCATCAAAAACATTATACCTTTGGTGAGTGGGTAACACACATGAGTCGGGAGTCTTGGCTACCTGAGTGTCCAACAATACTTCCCGCTGACTTAGCAGATAGTCGCGACTGGTCGCTAATTGGTTGGTCAAAAGTATGCCCCGAACTTAGCATTTATGAGGCTAAGTTAAATGGCTATCACTATATTATCAAACAATTTAATGGTGGTGATTGTACATGGGATGTCACACGTATGCCACTTATGGATTCGGAGGTTTAAAATGAAAGAAAATATTATTGAAACTTTTGCCGATGTATGTGCAACGTATGAGTTTATGGGCAACCCTCCACTCGTTACTGAGCATACCTATCATCAAGAGATATTAGGGTACAGTCATAACTGGACGCATGAGCTTACCCTTGTACGCATTGAAAAACCTATAGATGTACAAGCACGACACCCTAAAACAGAGTTGTATTTATTGATGCACCACATGATTCACAATGTCACACGTGCCATCTCCCATCAACATTCTATACGGATAGAGTGTACGGATAGTGCAGATGCAGATGATTTATTTCTGTATGTACACGAGTTTGCTAACGACTTCCCATACACTCATCACTCAGCTGTGGAGTTTGCAGAATGATACTGTTTGCAATCATAGGTGTGCTTGTCATGCTCTGCTTTATAATGTTGTCAAGATGAACAAGTAAGACACCCTTATTACACATCTTACTATATATTATAATTAGGCAATACTGCCACAAATCTAAATGGAGGTCTAAAATGAGTAATGTAATCAGCTACCACTTAAAAATCGCTAAAGAGTTACGCTTAAATGAGTGGACTAAAAAACTCGGGCAACAACATTTCAGTGTTCCCAACACTCCTACAACAATATGTGGGAAGCCAATGCTCGGTAATAACTATGCTTCAGTTTACAGTCAGGAAGATAAAACACCTTGTCCTGAGTGTGAAGAAAATATGGCTTTTCGGCTTGATTGCCTAAACCAAGATATTTAGGAGGTTAACATGGGTTTAGATCAAAATGCTTTTATAGGCATCACAACTGAAAAACGTACCGATCCCAAAACTGGAGAAGAGTATGAGGTAAAACATCCACTAGAAAGTTTCTATTGGCGCAAACATGCTCGCCTACAAGAGTTTATGGAAGATCGGTGGGTGCAAAAAACAGGCAGGACAGCCGTAGAGTTAAACTGTGAAGATATGCGACTTACCGAGGAAGACATTAATTTGTTAGAAAAAGCCATACTTGATGGCTATTCTGAACATGTTAGTGAGGGCGGTTTGTTCTATGGTCACCAATTCCAAGAGGAGGCCGCACAAGAATATCGTGATTATGATTTAATATTCATAGCAACAGCTCGTAAGGCAATCGCCGAAGGCGCACACGTCATATATCACTGTTGGTGGTAATCAGTTAAACCCCAAAGAGTCATGGTCTACGGATCATGGCTCTCTTTTCAGTTTTATATATAGAGTAAGAATGAAATATTGAGTGAAGTAAAACAAAAGATATTACAATATCTGATATCTAATATCTGAGTATTCAAATATTTCAATACTTTGACTGGCCGCGCGACATTTTACACTCTTACTTTGTAATGAGTCGATTTTTGTTGTAGACTCTATTATAGAAAAGTAGAGTAAATTATGCCGAAAGCAAAAGTCACACATAAAAACTCTTTGGAAGTCGTAGCAAACCCTCGTGTGGAAACAGGGCTAACTCCTAAACAGGAAAAGTTTGCTATGATTTATGCTACAGAAGACCTAACCCAAACTGAAGCCGCGTTACGAGCAGGATACGCTGAAAGTAATGCCCATGCGATAGCAAGCCGAATGTTAAATGGAAGGGATTACCCACAGGTACTAGAAAGAATACGTGTTATCAAAACAGAGCTACAACAAAAGTTTGAAGTTACTTTTGATGGGCATGTACGGAAACTTGCAGAGATAAGAGACCAAGCTATGCAGAACGGTAACTACTCAGCGGCAGTCACGGCTGAAAAAAGTAGAGGGCAAGCCGCAGGACTGTATATAGATCGTAAAGAGATACTTACTGGTAAAATAGACCAGATGTCCCGTGAAGAAGTGTTGGTAGAAATAAAACGTATTCAGGAAGAGTTCCCACAGTTACGTGAAGCATTAAGTCCAGCGATAGAAGGTCATGTCAACAAAACCTGAAACAGAGCTTTGGCATTCCATCAGGGATGGTACAGCTAATTTTGATGTGCATTGGACACGTGTTGAAGCATGGTCACTTCCTGGAGTGCCTGACTTAAATGGATGTATGCAAGGATTGGACTTTTGGGTTGAACTTAAAGTTCTTACGACAAAGAGCGACAAGAAGTATCCTAAGTGGCGTCCTCACCAAATAGCTTGGCAGAGCTCAAGAACATCGGTTGGTGGAGTAGTTTGGAACTTGGTTCATCATCTTTCATCCCACAGACTATTATTTTTGGATGGTCGGAACCTAGCAAAGAGATTGATGGAGGGAGATGAGGGGGTCTACGATGGATGGATGGATTACCCGATTGATTATGATGGATGGCGAGCTGTACTAGAACAGGTGACATCACGGCCGAAGTCATAAGACTTCTGGCACGAGATCATATGAAGTCAGCAAACAAAGTTATCATTTTGACAATTTAGGTATTTACATTGATACGCTACCTATGGTATCCTTAATTGTGGCAAGTGCCACATTAATCAACCAACGCTCGTAGAAAGGAGCTCATCATGGCTAAATCAGCTGTTAAAAAAATCGCTACTACTGAAGTTACTTTTCAAGGTATTAAAGATATACCTGAGGATCGTAAAAAGTTAGGTGTCACTGTTGCTGACATTTTTAAGTTTGTGCAGGAAAATGCTGGGGGTAATCCCAACAATGTTGGTATACGTCCAGTCGCTAAACTGGTTGACCTTAAACAGGATCAACCCTTTCCTTTTGAAAGTAAGCGTACACTATATGAAGAAGATGGTGCTAAAAAAGCTAGGCTCCGTGGTCTTGTGGTGTGGCAGTTAATCAACTCTGGTACTAAGCCTATCACCCTTACTGATGTTGACAATGCACATAAGAAAATCAAAGCAAAGAAATATCACGCTTTGTTAGATGCTCTTAATGGTGGGCAGTCGCCATCAGCTAAGGCAACATGGGGAAATAATTATGTTGAGCTATACGTAATCCCAGCCTAATCAAACATTGGATGGGTGGCCGATGGTCACCCATTCTTTTTTGATGGATGGATGGATTGATGATGAATGAAGATGATTCATATATATGGGCATAGTCACATATATAGTCACCAAACGAAATGTTTTCTAATGAACTCAAAAGAACTCATGCCTATATACAATTTAATATCCAGTGTTATGGTGGTTTTATAACTTAACTATTAACAAGGGGGTTAATTATGCTTTTGAGTTTTTATTTGTTTACGGTAATAGTCACTATATTTATTTTCACTATATTTTAATTTAGGGCTTTACATTCGTGTAAATATGTTTATTATAATAAGTGTAGCAATACCGCTACATTCAACTTTAACCAAAATGGGGTTAATTATGGTTAATACTTCTAAAAAAGCCGCGCTTGCTTTCCAAGGCGCAAACGGTAACAAACAGCCTATCAGTGCTCAGGCTATGGTTACTTTTATTAATGCCAATGGTGGTGAGGCTAACTTGGCATTATTACTTAATGCTAATGCCGTTAAAAATGGTATTCTGTTTGGTGGTGGTAAGTTATGGCACACCATGCAAGTTGATGCTAAAACTAACACTATTAGCAAAAGGGGTCAAATACTATGGGCTTGTGTCAACGGCTTACCTACAGGTCAAGCGGTTACTAAGGCTAACCTTGCCAAGCTTATAAATACTAACGTACCAACAAGCTTTAAACCTATCCCGCTTACGCAAATACAGCAAGCTCATAAGGTTTATGGTAGCGGTATATTTAATAACACTA